CCTTGAGATCTTGCGTTCAGCGATATATCCTCAACTTATGCATTATCCGGATATATATAATGTAAACCACGATTTAGATCCGTTTCTTCAAACTAACGGCCAACTAATGGGTTCTATACATTCTTTCTATATCCTTTGTTGTGTGAATCTCATTCCCTACTGGTGTGCTCTAGAAAAGTTTACTGGAAGGAACATAGCTTTATATGATCTACCTGTTCTTGTAAATGGAGATGATATCCTTTTTAGAGGACCTCCTGAATTTTATAAGTACTGGTTTGATGAAATGAAGCTTGTTGGCTTTGAACTTTCTCTTGGAAAGAACTACTCGTCTCCGAGTCTTCTTACAATGAATTCTGAGATTTATACTTATAAGTTTAATTCTCAGAAAGGCACCTGTGTCTTCGAGAGGCACTTTCACTTCAATCTTTCCTTGTTGATTGGTAAGGATGATAATCCTCGGGCTGTCCTTGACAACCCTACCCCTCTTTGGGATTACTACAATAAGACAATGGTTGGAGCACAAAATCCTCTTAGGGCGCATCGTCGCTTTATTCATTATAACAAGTCTCTTCTTGATAAGTTTTCCGACAAAGGTAAATTAAACTTCTTCCTACCTCTCGAGAGGGGTGGGTTAGGGTTTATTCCGCCTTCGGGTCTTCCTTTTGAAATTACAAGTTTCCAATACTTGTTCGCTCGTTTTCTAGAACATAAGGCTCGCGATTTGGTATCACGTAATGAATCTCCTAATCTTAAGATTGGTATTGCTCGTGAGAGTACTACAGATCTTTGTTTACCTGATCCTATTCATTACGGTAATCTTCGGCTTTTAACTTTGTTTGGCCCACACGCAGAAAAGTTTAGGAATTATGATCTATTTGTTCCTGGAACGGTACGAGAACCAATTTTAGCTATCGAACACTCAGCTGAGAAACCTATCATGAAGATGATCAGACCCAATCGAGAAATCTTTGAATTTACTCGTTGGTATAATCATCCGACTCATAGGAATGATCGCTTTGTGGACGATGAACATAAAACAGATTATCGAACCTGGAATTACTCATATCAATTTCGCGACGCAAGTTCTTATGTATTTAAGGACGAGTTTGACCTCGAAGAGGATGATAACCTTGACGAGATCAAATTGTTCCTTGAACTTGACTAACATTTGATATAAAGACCTGAGTAAGTCTTTAAACTATTCATGGGGTCAAAGAGGCTAAGTGAGCTAAAACGGTGAGTGGTTCGTGCGTATAGTGCCACAAATTAAATTTGTGAACCGTATCTACGGGAACTAGGAACCCTCTTAATATTTACGTGCTAAGTTTACTGTCTTTCCCTCGGTTGAATTTTAGCTAATTCAATCGCGCGGGGAAACCTTTTAAGTGTAAGATGAATCGTTGGAGGTGATGCG